ATCGCCCCGAGCCATCGATCGCAACTTTCCGCATAGATTGCGCCATCCATGTCGGTTATGGGTATTCCAGCAGGAACTAGCCGACTTGCAACAGCTTGTGCAGTCCGCTTGGAATACGCCACAGTCTGTGTGTTGTATTTTCTAACATAAGGCGCAATGTCATTGGCAACTGCTAAGTCATTTAGAGAATAATCATTTGACCAAGTGTGAAGTAAAACTAAATTAAATCTTTCTCCTGGTAATTTCTGAGTTGCAACTAATGCGCCAAATTTACGATCAGGAGATAAATCTAAACCAAGCCAAGTAGGTGCTTCAGGATCTAAAGGTATTGGATCGGTCTGACACAATCCCCATTTTTGTGCATCAATAGCTGAATTGATCGTATCTACCCATTGAGCCAAAACTTCAGTTCGCACAATATCCGGCGGGTCATTGATAACCGCTTTTAAGTTGTCTGGGTGAATTGTAATTCCTAATGATGGATTGGCTTGAGCGAAAGCAGCCCAGTTCATCTCGCCTGACGGAAGCAAGATTGGTGCATCGGGTTCTGCACTCCACTCAAACCAACCAATCGGGTCATCGGTCGTGGCTGACGACAATGCCCTCTCACGCAATTTGTTTAGGATTACGGAATGTTGATCTCCAGCTGAGGAATAGATCCAAACCTGTGGATTCTTAGCTGCCATCATGGAATATCGCATTGATGACCACGCATCCTCATCTTTATATTCACGCAACTCATCAAGGTGGATCGTTTCAGGTTTTGATAAACCTCTAGCTGCATTGTTCGCAGCCTTTACAACAAATCGTCTATTGCCAAACAATTCAATTTCCTCAGCTCCATGTTGCCATCGGATTTTCTTTACTTCCTTTTGCAGTCTGTCATTCTGCTCAATATGTCCAACAATCTGTCTAAAGGTTTCTAGGGAAGTTGTAAGTCTGTGAGCTGAAGCAAGTTGTAAGCCTTCGCCCCACACAAACATTCCAGTCAAGATCCTAAGCATCATAAGCGTGCTCTTACCCTGTTGGCGTGCCATAATTAATCCCAGCTCGGAATGAGCCCATCTACCATCCGGTCTAATTTTATGACCATGGATGCAGACATATTTTTGCCATTCCATCAAATTGAGCCCGATCTCAGCTGCAAACTCGATCATCTCATGACCTTTTGATGGTAAATCATTGAGTTTTGAATGAATACGGGGTGTTTGCACACCTCCTAATCCTGAATAGGTCGGATCAGTCATGATCTCTCCTGTTTGAAGGTTAATCAAAGCGATCCAGTCTGATCGTGGGCGATCGAGGTGTTTTGTGGGTTAGAAAAGGAACGGGGGGTCGGTGGTGTCTTGGTGCTCACAAAAAAACGCCCCCCTTTAGATAAATTGCATTTTCTACAACTTGCAACAAGATTTGAATCGTCGTCTAATCCTCCGACCCTTCTAGGTATCACATGATCGACAGTTGTTGCTTCTTGTCCGCAATAAAAGCAAATGAACTGATCTCTACGCAATATGCGACTTCGTATTTGTCGCCATCTATGCGTTGATCCTGTAGTTCTTAAAGCTGATTTACTCAATACCATCCCTTAATCTTATGATGAGCGAGTGCATTACATGGATTATCGTATCGCTTTTTAATGTACTTTAACTGCCAATCAATTTGCTTAAACCCATCAACTGTAGATAACCATTTGCTTCTACCTTGAGGTATTCCATAATGACTACCATTCTTGGCTTTAGGATTCCATCTTGATTCTTTGTAATTCAATTCATCTAAACAATAGAAATGATCAAGATTATTAAGCTGTATAAAAGCCCATTGTCTGTAATGATTTGTTTTTGGTTCTTGAGATTCAGCTCTTTCTAAAGGATGCAGTTGTAAAACAAATAGAGCGATCCCGAATAGCCAGCACCTCGCGAGCTTTCCCTTACGGGCTCGCGTTTTTGCCTTTAGGGCAAATACTTGCTTAGAGCCTAGCATGGGGATGCAAGTAGCCTTACGCATAAATACTCCAATCATCTCAATATATGGACTGTGATTTGCAACACACGACTCTTAGATCGTCTGTGTCAATCCAAGATTCATCGTAGCCAGCCTCCATCAAATTGACATCCATCCTTCATACTCAGCTTCGGGATTGTCAATTATCCATTGCTCACGCAATTGGTTTTGGTAAGTCCAATTCATTTCGTGTTCTCCTTGATCATGAGAATCGCACATGTATGGCACTCCTTATCTGCAAACATCCAAGATCCGCATTTAGTGCAACGCATGACAGGTTCTTGAGTATCGGTTGATTCAGCTAGATTTTTTGTGCCTATGGCTTGACATTTAAGACATTGAAAGACTCTAAATCCTTCATGAGAGTTGTATCCATCAAGCCACATAAACTCAGAGTTGGCTGAGCAGAAATTGCACCTGAATTTAACCAAGTTTTCCTGCCCAACCAGTTCCCTTAAAGATTGTTGGTACAGCTGTATAAACACGCCTTAAAGGCTCATTACATACTTGACAATCAGGGATTTTATGATCCATTGGTAATTCCAATACAATCAGCGTTCCCTCTTTGTCGCACATGTAGTCATAATTAGGCATTATCTTGGATTCCATTCACAGGATAAGGAATTCGATTTATCGTGTGGCATGAGTAGCATTGAAGCAGATCGCCCTGATGAAGTAATCTGTCGTCATTGCAAGTATCGCAAGTAATTCTTGATGGCTCGACTTTAACGCCTTCATCTGTAAAAGATGCCGTTAGACCAGAGCCGTCAATGATTTCTAAATAACCCATTTATTCACCTCCTTCAAAATACCATTTTCCGTTAGCTGTAAGTTTTGCCCACTTGGCTTCACATTGTTTGGCTTTGCAAACATAACCATAATAAGGCTTACCTCCTTTAGATATTCCTTCTTTAAGAATATGACCATGCTGACATGCAGGTGGCTCATTAGGCGTTGATGATCCGATTTCAGCCACTACATCACCAACTGACCACGCAATTGGCTCAGCAGGTTTATCAGCTGCAAAACTATCTCTTAGGATTGTTTCGATCTGTGCTGATTTAGTGCCGGGCTTGCCATACATGTTTTGCCTGCTATCTAACTTCTCCTTAAAAGTTGGATTAACTACTTTTGTCATTTCCTCTTTAGATGCTCTTTTGCCTTTAGCTGCAAAACCTGCATTTGCAAGTGCTCGACCGATCGCTGAAGTTTCGCAATTTTCCAGCGCAGAAGTAGCATTAACGCCACGATCCGTAATCGTTTCAAAAGCAAGCCCAGTCGCACAGGGTTTTGGGTCTGCCTCGGTTTTGAATAATTTACAAAATACAATGAATCGAGTGTTTGATGCCTCAATGAGTTCAGTTTCGATTCTGTTGTCTGGAAATTTTCCATGCCATTTCTCCAATCTCGTTTCAACTGTTTCATAGTCCTCTAAATTAAAAGCCATTATTCATCCCAACTGTCGTCTTTGACTGCATCGAGCACAGTTTTATAGACAGCACCATAGGCGATGAAGTCTTTGATACTGTCCTCATGATCTGGTGTTTCTGTAAGCCTAGAAACCTTGACCAATGCCATACATAATGCAGCTTGGTGTGGTGTGATAGGGAAATCGAGATAGGCAGACCATAAGCCTGCAATTCGTTTGTGATTGTAGAATGGATGACCATAGACACTTCCGCGCTGTTGCAGCGTAGTAATGACTTCATCAAATAAAGCCTCAGTTGTGCTTTTCATAATCAAACACTTCATCAGACTTTCGCTTTGTTTCAATCATTCGGCGGTGCATATCCCAACCGTCTTTTCGACCACGCCAGTAGGCGGTATCTTTAGCATTTCCTAGTGATGAGAAGTAAAACATTATTGCAAACATGGTTCCAAAAAATATCCATGCAGCTTCCAGATTGTTCATGTCGCTCCCTTACATATCCACAGACCATCTGTGAATACATAAAGTTTGACCTAAATCAAGTTATTTATCTACCTGAGTGTCGGCGTGTTCTATAACGATTAGATAACGCCAAGATCCTCAAGTTCATCGATATGATCATCAATCGTGCGGTCGATATAGTCTGTTTCACGCCCCATACGACTTTCCAAGAGCTGTGAATGAGCCATCCTTATTGATCGGAATGAGCGTAGGAGTCATGTTTTTGCCGTTCCATTCGAGGATAGCAATACCCATCTGCCAATTGGCTAAGCCTTTCGTATAAGAGGCTTTTGCCTTATTCATAAGGTTTCCTACCTCAATGCCATATAAAGGCCTGTAATGGCCTCCTAAGCCCTCTGAGAAGGCACTCATGCCTAGTTTATGGGTATGACCACAGACAACGCTCTTACCAGCCTTCCTAGCCAAATTAAGGGCAGTTATGCCAGCATTGGGATTGGTGTTGCCTTCATCGCCATGAGCCAAGATCCAGCCCTTTTCAAATTCGTAAAATGTTTTATGGAATGTAATGCCTAAACTGTCGAAATCCATGAACTTCGCGTATTGCAGCTCTGGAAGGCTAATTAGCCCCGGTACTTTCAAAAGTGTGTTGTAAAGCCGATCTGTGTGATTTGATCTAACAATATGGGCTTCCTTGGCATTTTCAGTTAATGCCCAAAGAATGTCTTGAGTTGCCTTGCGGTCAGCATCAAGGGTTTGCTGATAAGCCAAAGGTGTTTTCTCAGCCCATCGAGAAATGGTTTGAAAGTCAATCTCATCGCCAACGCATAGAACGCTATCAAACTTCTCACGGCGTGCCAGTTTAATGACATTCTTGACAGCTGCTTCATGGTGGTAGGGAATTTGCAAATCACTTATTACTAAGTATCGCTTAATCGTCATCCTCATCCGGAGTAGGAATAACTGGGATAATTCCTTGATCGCCTACGATCCAGTCAGGCATTGATTCAGGATTATCCATTAGATAGAGACACACGGATTCAGAGAATCCAGCTTTGCGTGCAGCTCTAAACATTTCATGTTTTGCAATGTAAAAAACCTCTAACTTAGTTAAAGGCTCAGGAGAACGGCGAACGATACGACGATTGATCTTTTTTCGTTTAGATGATTTTCGTGTGTTCGCCATGGCAAAATTATCGCTTACTGATTAAAACAAAAAGATCATCGACACGCTGTTCAAGTCTTGAGATTTGATCCTTCATTGATGAACCTGAGTTTGGCTTGAGTTCTGATAAGTAAGATTTAATAACCCAGCGCAGACCCAGCAATAAACTGGTTGCGATTGCGGATACGCCAACGCCAAAGGCGACTAATTCGTTTGGGCTCATTTCGCATTAAGTCCATAATCAGCTTCGCTCCCTGATTTTGGATCTAATGCCTTGGCTAATGGTGCAACTAATGCTCCAGCCAATACGGCTAACTCTGGTCGAATGTCGGCAACGATTGCCAATGCAACTGTAATGCCGGAGGCAGCCACAGCTCTCAAATATGACTTGATTGCAGCCTTATGTTTCTTGGTTAGTTTCATGCGTTGCCTCCTAGTAGTGGGATATTAAAGAAATCTGAATTGTTGTCTTGGTTTTTGTTGAAGCTGATATGAATGTGATGATTGTGCTTATTGATGCCTTTGTATTTTCTCCAACGCCAGCCCAATAATGGTGAAGCAATTTTCTCTTGGTGAATTACATAACTGATGCGCTTAGAGGTTTTCCCATATTGTCGAATTTGATCTGCCAAGTATGTTGAAAGCCCTTTGTCGTCAGAAAGCCGAGCGTCAATATCAATTGCTCGCACGCATCCTGTTGCATCTGGGTTATGGTCGGATTTTCGTGCGTTATGTCGAGAATCACCAATCCACCCATCAGATTTACGCAAACGCTCTGGGAAGGAATCATCTACTTGTTCTCTAAATTGAACAGCAGATTTTGATAACCAAGGTTTCATTAGCCAAACAAAACTGCAAGTTCATCGGCAGTTAAACCAAGGCGATTAAGAATTGTTTGGCGTTGCAATTCTTTTTCCTCAATTTCAATTTGTTTTGCTTGTTCTGCTTTTTTTTCTAATTGATATTCTTTATACTCAATCTCGGTCATTTCTCTATCAATTACTTCATTGGTATTAATATCATGTATGCGAATAATTGGTTTGCTCATTATTTGACTCCATAAACTAAGACAGTTCCGCCAGCAAAAGTATTTGTGCCGCCGTAATCAAAAACTAAAGATGAAATTGATGAGGTTGTGTTAATTCCACCACCACCACTTACGGCTTGTCTTACTGCTCCAGAAGCCATAAAATATCCAGAAAAATTATACGCTAAGCGCATAGAAGTAGATGCGTATTGTCTGATTGAAATTTGCCATACATTTTCGGCACTTGTCCTGTCTGTGCTTGCATTTGCAGTAAGTTGCATTTTTGTATCTGCTGCAGAAGCAACTCCATTATTATAACTAGGTGCATTCATTGTAATAGTGCTAGATCCATTTGGGCGTAAATTAAAAGATGCGTTAGC